GTCCCTTGCGTTTAAGTTTAACGGCTTCGTCATCCTTAACGGACTTGAAAGCCTGCTCTATTTTATCTAACGCTCTGATCACAGCGTGAGCCTCTTCACGAGCCTCAGTATCGCTGGCTTTGCTATTCGTGAAAATAGCAATTTGATCAGAACGAACTTTGCTAATTATAGCACGATATGCGCTATCTCTTAACACTCTATCGGCATCAGCGGCAGTGACCGTGTTGCCATGTTCGTCTATCATCTAGTGTTCCCGCTACCATCTCGTGGCGCTCGCTGTTCAGCCTGAATGCGAGCGGTATCCACAGCAGTATTAGATTTAGCATTAATCTCAGCAGAACGCAAGTACATATCTTGAACCATGCGATCTCGTTCACGATCATCAGCCATTTGCTCTTTACCCATCTGGACTTGGAGCTTAGACATTTCACCCTGCTGACGCGACTGAATGGTAGCGATATTCGCCTGTTGCTGAGCTTGGATCTCAGCGGCGCGGATGCGCTCGCGCTGTTCTAGCTCAGCCGCTTTAGCCTGCTGTTCAGCTTGGATGCGCGCCATATCAGTTTGCATCTTAACCTGAGCTTTCATCTGCTCAGCTTGCAGGTACGCTTGGTTAGGATCACTAGCACCCTGCTGTTCAGCTTGCTGTTGCATCATTTGCTGTACAATCTGCTGCTCAATTTGAGGGTTCATTGGGTTGAAGTAACGTTCTGCGTTGTGGTAGCCGCCCAATGCAAGCATGTCAGCCAAAGTGTTGCGGATCTGCGTCAGTGACACTAGACCGTTACCTGCACCGTACTGCTGGTAAATCATCATCTGAGTTTGCATAGTCTGGTTGAGCGTAGCCAGCTTAATATCTTCCTGACCTGTACCCAGACCCACGTTTATGCAAACGTCCATAGCCGTGTTCCAAGCACGAGGATCAACTGGCACGAACTGACCTTGCATACGCATCATGGTCTGCTCAGGTGAGTTCTTAACTGTCAGTTTAAGCATTAGCTTGAACAAGCGGCGTAAGCCAGTTTCAGCTAAGTTACGAGCAATAACTTCAATCTGACCTTGAACACCAGACTGAGCTATCTTAGCCGCAGTCGCAGTTGTGTTCTGAAGCATATCAGGATCTAGACCCAAAGATGCACGTGATACGCCAGTTTTGACTTCGACAGTCTCATCTAGGTATTGGAGTGCTGGCAGGGTCGCACCGCCGATAAACGGAGTGATCATTGGGGCAACTGAGCCGATCTGGCGAGAGCGCACAATAGCGCCGATCTCGTTATTCAGCACGTCATCCATGTTCACCATGTCTTCAAGAACTTCCATACGCGGGTTGTTGGTCAACGCCACGTTATCAAGCACACCGCGAAGCATAGCCGTTGCAGCGTCCTGATCATCAATGATCAAGTCTGCTATTGAGCGACCGTAGAAAGCATGGGGCTCTGGATCACACTCAAATACAGCGAATGGAATTTCATCCCACAGCTCATAATCTAGTAGTTCGTGATCAGTACCGCCGCAAGTGAACTTATACAGAGATGGAGCGCCTGTACCTTCGATGTCCATCCGCATATATGCTTCAGTCACCTGCACAAGCTTCATAGAAGGGTCAGCACTGTCTTCATCAGTGTCATCTTCCATGTAACCTTTACGCTCGTATATCTCTTCGTCACCACCGTCATCAAGACCGTCAAGCTCAGACACTTTCTCAAAGTCGAAGCCCATAGCGACAAGATCACCAACGCGCATCTCAGTACGGTGCGCCACAATGTATGCATCTTCAATACATGTAGCGTTACGATCAACAAAGAACTCTTCAGGGGCTACAGACTTAACAGCAAGTTGCGACTCTGAACGGCGGTAGCTGAGTTTGAGCGAGTGCGTGTTACGCTCAACCTGCATACCCGTTTCGTCAATTTCAACCTCAACCTCTTGGGTGTGTTCAAGAATCTCACACTCAGGGTCGCTTGCGACAATGTAGTACTCATCATCAGTCAGATTGTCGAAGCTGTGAATTTCAGCACTCTCAGTCTCATCCATGTAGACTTTAAGCACACCTTGCTTCTTCACTAGCGCATCGTGAAACGCATCTGTAAGCAAGTTAAACTTACCGCACTCGTTCAATCGCCAAGCAATATAATCGGTTGCTTGTTCTGCCGTAGGTACATCTTCTGGGTTCTTAGGTACGAACTCACCCGCTTTATCATTAGCAAGGAATGTACGCAATAGGCTTGGTTTTATGTTTCGAACGGTGTCACGCACTTTAGTCGCAACGACTTTAGAACGACCGTCCTCGTAACCTATATCAGTCTCACCGTCAAAGTAGCGTTGCGCTTTGATTCGGTCAGGTGCAATCTCAGACTCGACAAAATCAACAGCCTCGTCAATAGCATCCGATACGATGTTTTCAATCGTGGTGCTGTCTAATTTCTCAGGTCGAGCCATTATCTGCGATCCTCTTCATCTTCTTTAATGTAGTTCGTAGGTATGCTACTCCAAGCGGGTGCCGCAAATGGAACCGGAGTAGGAACATCAAGCGGTAAACCGCCTGTACCTAAGAAGTGTTGCAAATTCTCAGCTCTTTGCCTAATCTGAGATTCAGACAATTTTTTCATTGCAGCAGCCGTACCGCTAGCTACAAGGAAGGTAGGGTCGATAGCAGCGCCGCCAATGCTTAGAGCTGTCATTAGACCGCCGCTAGTTGGTGACAGCTTACCGATAGCTTGTTTAGCGTCTTGGCTAATATCACCTTTAACAAACGCTCTAAACAAAGCAACCTCATCTTCGTTAAAGAAACGAAGATCCTTACTGTCTAAAATGCGGTTCACAGCCGCTTTGTACCTTGCTGCGACATCGCCGACACCGCTAGCGTCCATCTGACGGTTAACTTTATCAAACGCGTCTTCAAGTAGCTCAGCTTTCTTGTAGCGAGCGTTAGCGGTACGAGCCAATTTCAGCACGTTATCCCCGCCAGCAAGTTTACTGTCAATCAGTCCGTCTAGCTCATCAATCATACCTCGAATGATGTACTGCTCATCAGGCTTAGCTGAACTGTGAACGCGCCAGATACCTTGACGTAACTTATCAAGTTGACCTAAAGTCATAGCTTGACCTTGCTTATTCTCAAGCATCTTCTGAACTACGTTGACGCGCTTATGCACGTCCGGTACATAGTCAGCCGCTTTGGCTACGTTTGACGCTTTGTTGTACAGCGTGCTCATATCGTCTAGGCCGAATATAGTACCGCCGACATTATCAACTTCTCGATATGCTGCGGTTTTAGCCGTGCGTAATGAATCTACGGTTGGTGTCTTAAGTGAAGCCACAAAAGGCATAGCCGCCTTGTTGCCCAGCTTAAGCGCCCAATCAGCCAATTTCTGAGTACCCGCTCCGAATATCGCACCAGCCGCCGCTGCTTTTGGTACTTCAGCTAGGCGATCTTCGACACCACCTTCAGCAGCATTGAACGCGTACAGTCCAGATCCAGCCGCCGCTTTAGCGGCAGTTTCACCAGTGGAGCCTAACCTAGCCAAACCCGCTGGAGCTTTGAGCATATTTACAGGTGACAGTACTGACCCTGCTATCTCAGTGCCGTAAGCCGCCATTGGATTTACGTCACGGTACTGACCAAGCATCTCACGCTCGTTCTTAACTGCCGCGCCGTACAAGTCGCTGATAGGGCGCTCATCACCTTGAAGCTTCTGTACCCCAGCGGTCATACCGCCTACGATCTCATCCCCAGCACCGTAGGTCATGCCTTGAAATCCAGCGCGAGCCGTAGACATAGGCGGCTCGTATCCTTCAGCAAAGGTGCGCCCTGTTGGCTCATATCCAGACTGCTTAGAGAACTCAACCATGCCCTTGAAGTCTTCGCTGCTAAGACCGAGCTTATCAGCGAACTGACCCATAGGTAGTTTTTCCTTGTAGTATTTAGTCCAAAGACCAAACGCTAACTTGCCGTTAGGCGTGTTAGCGTACTCAGGGTTGTCGCGTCTAAAATCATCAAGAGTCATAGTGCCGCCTTATTTAAACAGTCTGAGAGGGTCTTGCTCAGCCTCAGGCGATACACCCGCTGGCAACTTGATACCGTACTTGTCGGCATTAGGATATGCTGCCGCTTTACGAATGATGTCACCGTATATGTCACGTAAGTTCTGCAAGTTCTGCTGGAACTGGTCTTGCGACTGAGAGAATGAGAGGTTGGTTAGTACGGACTGCAAGAACGCCAATTCTCGCTCAGTAACCTGACCCAATGCACCCCCAGTTGGAGATTCCTGACGCATCTGGGTTAACTGGTCGAAACCAATGTTAGCCTTGATAGTGTCAGCTAGAGCCTGAGCGTCAAGCCTTCTTGTACCTGGGATGTAGGATGCTGCAAGACCGCCAACACCAAAGATAGGTGATAGTATGCTGTCGTTAGATACGATTTGCTGTAATCGTTCTATGTTGTCAATTACGATACCGCCAGCTTCAACAACACCTGCCGCCTGAGCACCTTTAGCTTGCTCCTGAGGGCTACCTTCTATAAGCTCCATACCAGTTGGTCTACCTTGCTCATCATAAGTAAGCGAGTAACCTGCTGGAATAGCACCTACGTCATACGTAACGCCACCGCCGACATTAACGTTAGTACCCTTACCGCCGATAGCCCCGATACCACTTAAGTATTTAGCCGCCTCTGGGTTTTGCATCAACCACATGTACTTCTGAACATCAGCAGGTAGCTCTTTCTGAGCTAAGGTTAGCTTGATAGCCTCCTTAGGATCAATAGCACCGATCTTAACCGCAGTGGCAAGATCATTACGCTGTTTCTGCGCCAAGTACTGAACGGTTCGGTTGCCTAGCTCAGCTTCAGCCATTTTCTCGCCGCGCTTCTCGATACGGTCACTAACCTGACCGAAGCCAGCCATACCGAGCTTTTGCAAGTTAGGGTCATTAGACAGCCCAAGCATACCTGAGCCAATTGTCATCATAACGTCCCACTTGTCGGCTTTAGAGCCCTCTTTTAGCTTGGTTAGGTCGCCAAGTAGCCCAAGCCCGTTTGCGTCAGGTGTCGGGGCTCCTGTGGGTGCAGGGGTCGGTTGACCCGCATCCTGAGCCATAGCAGGTTCAGGATAAGCTTCAAACTGGACTTTAGGTTCAGGTTTAGGCATTGGGTTGATGTAAGGTTCAATATCCTTCATCACCTGATCGACATACGGACTGTCAATGCGACCTAGTGGCTGGCGAGGGACAGTACCCGCATCTCGCTCAAGGCGCATAGGAGCCATAGCCGCCCCTAAGCTACCATCGCCGCGAGGAGGCATGTTCTGACCCATAGCCAGCTTTTCCAAAATAGGGATAGCTTCAGGCGGCATGTTCTCAAGAGTGCCGTACTGACCTTGATGCGCTTGCTGACGCCAAGCGTTGCGCAAGATGTCTAGCTCTCTCTTGCCCAAGTTACTAATTGGAGACTGAAAATTCATCACTTACCCCGCTTTAAGATAAGGCGCTAGAGCGCCTGCGCCGTAGAAGCCCATACCCAAGTAGTCCATCAGACCGTTAGACTTGCTCTGCGTTGTAGTACCACCCGCGCTAGGTGAAGCACCAAGAGCTTGAGTGTATGCGTTCAGTGCAGTGTAAGGCGACTGGGTGTATCCGGCGTACTGAGCCGATGCGCGATCCATCAGCATCTGCTGTAGAGCCTGCTGCATAGCGCCCTGCTGGAGTTGATTCTGCGTGATCTGCTGACCCATACCGAAGCCTAGGTTAGACAAGTTACCTAGCTGACTGGCTGCGCTGAGACGCTGCTGAGCACCCTGCAAGCCTGCCTGCTGGTTGAGCTGCTGAGCTGTCATCTGGTTAGATGCGTTGTACTGACCTGCCGCGTTGCGAGCTGCCTGATTCTGCAAGTTAGCTGTCATCTGGTTGCCAGCACCGAACTGACGCGCTGCGTTTAGAGCGTTCAGGTTCTGCGATGTCATCGCGTTCTGAGCGCCCGCGCCAAACTGTCTTGCAGCATTCTGAGCCGCTGCGTTCTGTAGAGCTGCTGTGTTAGATGCTCCAGCACCGAATTGAGCCGCAGTGTTCCGAGCGCCAGAGGTGAACTGCCGTGCTGCGTTTTGCGCTGCGGCATTCTGCAAGGCTGCTGTGTTGTACGCCTGAGCGCCAAACATACCTGCCTGATTAAGCGCGTTCTGGTTAGCCTGAGATGCTGCCATGCGACTAGCAATGTCCTGCTGAGCCATTTGCTGAGCGTTCTGGAAGCCTGCCTGACGTAACTGCCCAACCTGTTGATTAAGGTTGCGCTGGTTTTCAGACATCATCGTACCTTCAGCTAGACCATGGCGAGATCCACCAAACGCATTAGCTGCTGTAGCTGCTGAGCCTAGTTGATTAGACCCCATCTGCTGTGCTCTAGCCGCATCGCCCTGCAGACCCTGAATCACAGTACTTTCATACGGATTCATGTATGGGTTTAGGTTAGTTCCAGCCAACTGGCCTGCTTGCCACGTATTAGCGTTGTACCCACGCGCGCCAGCATTAGCTGCATCGTAGCCTTGAGCGTTGTAGCCCTGAGAACCTGCATTAGCCGCGTTGTATCCCTGAGCACTACCTGTAACCGCGTTGTACGTGGAGCCGCCTGTCATCGATGGATTGTAGCCAACAGCAGACACACCTGTAGGCGAGTAATTCATACCCTGAGCAGTGCCAGCCATAGCGCCCTGCAAGCCCTGAGCCGCTTGATTGAATACGTTATTAGTCGCTGGGTTAGTTGTTGCTGTACTAATGCTTTGTGTTGGTGTTGGCGCAGTAGTACGAGAACCGCTTAATGAACCTGACATATTATCTACCCCTTACCAGCCAAAGCCGCCGTCTGTGCGACCAGAGCCGCCCGAGATTGTTGAGCTTGGGTTTCCACCCCAAGATGAACCACCGCCTGTGTAGCCACCACCATCTGAGCTACTGCTAGACCAGCTACCGCCTACACCGTAGTTACCACTATCGCTTGGCGTATAACTACCGCCTGAGTAAGCTGGCTCAACTGAAGCAATTGCGCCTGAATAATCAGTACCGCTTGGATCAAACCCAACGGTAGGCATAAGAAGAGGATTCTTGTTCACCTCTTTTTCATAGGCTGCCTTAGCCTCTGCAGCAAGCTTATTATTGTACGCTGCAATTGCACCGCCAAAAGGAAGCATATGAACTAAGCCATAACCTAGACCAGACAACTCGCCAAAGTTGTTAAAAACATTGCGGTTCCAAGGAATACCATCTCTACCAACAAGTTCTCCGCTACTGCTTCCTGTGTAGTCTGCCATATTACGAACAGAGCTAGGTGCCTGTGTCGTTGTAATCGAACCAGCAGGAGTAAAGACAACAGGAGCGTCACCAGAGTAAGGATCAACAAACATACTGTTAATAGCATCGAACTGACTTGGGCGCTGCCGCTCAAGATTGTTCATGTACTGATCGAACATCGCACCAGAGCTGTAGCCAGTGAAGCCTAGATTGTCAGTAACAGGCTTAGGCATATACGCGTTAGCATCTACTGGAGCACCTAGCCCGAAAGCGTTAGCCGCTGCTGATGTGTTGTTGAAGGCAGACTGCTGCATCGGACTAAATGCCGCTACATCATTGCCGTACTGTGGAACATACCCGATCTGTGAAACGTAACGCGCTCTAGCTAAGTTCTCCTTAGCCGCATCTTCCAGAAACTTAGGTATGCTTTGTGTAGTTGTGCTGCCACCGCCACCGCTCATTATAAAATCCTCTTAACCATCTGATGCTGGTTTAAATCTTCCCAGCCATCTTTCTTTAGTTCTCTGAGCCAGCCTTTGCGTCCCGACAGTGTGAAGTCAGTGCAGCCTATCGCTTTTGCCCATGTTACCGCATCCTGCTCTAAAGCTCTAATGCCGTTTAGATCACCACCCGCTAAGAATATATGTAGGACTCTTTTCTTAGGATAGTTTATAACCTCAGTCACCGCACAGCAGGTATCGTTGTGCCAGAACTGCAGTTGACCGTTCAACACACCTTGAACAATATGTTCAAAATCGTGCGTATCGTTACCTTTATCAAGCGCGGCCTGAATCCACTTATGACACCGCAGCAAGTCAGTTAATATCATCCTTGATGCACCCTAAACGCGCTCAAAGTGACACTAGGCGTAGCAGGCGCGTATGTAGCCGCTGGCGCTGATTCAAGTGTTATAGACGTTGTATCGCACTCATACCATGCCTCGATGTAATCACCTGCTGTCATATTAAGTAGAACGGTACGACTGAGCACCGTAGTCTCACTAGAGTTATGCAGCGTAGCCTTCATGGTCGAGTTGTTGATATCTGACCCGTTTACTTTAGGCCACAGCCAGATAGTTGCCGCGCTTGATGTAGAGCTAGTGACCTGCACACTGAATGAAAGCAGGAACGTACCGCCAGCATTAAACACTAGACGTGTAGTGGGCGAACCGCCAAGACTCATCCCTTCATCTAAGCTAATACTATCCCAAGTGATCGCATACTCTTGGTTAGCCGCTGCAGGAGTTATGTCTGAGCTTGAGATAACGATAGCGTGACCGTCATGCAAAACCAGAGGAACAAACACACCATCAAGTGATACAACAGGCGAATTATTGTCATTATCCCACAGTAAGATCCCATCTTCTGAGGCGCGTGTCTCATTCCTGCGCCACATCAACTTACTGCGTACAGAGTCAAGATACTGGGTTAGGCGATTACCCCAAGTTATCCAGTCTTGACCGAATGGCTTAGGTGATTTCATCGTCTACCGCCTGATTTAACTTCGAGTCGGTTTATACCCACACGCCAATCAGAAAGAACAGTTCCCTGCACTCGCATCCTGATCTGGCGACCCGTAAACCTGACTGATGTAGGGTTAGACATAGAATAAGCGCCATACTCACGCTCTACGTCATTAGGATGGAAGCGCGTCTTGAACACCGCCTCAACCTCACCCTGAGTACGCTCATCTGGGATCATTTCAGTTACAACAGCAACCTGATCACCTGACCCTAGTGAGAACGGAGCAGTCTCAGCAAACGGCACCAAAGAGTCGTAGTTAAAGCCGATCTCGTGCTCATAGGCTTTATAGTCAGTTGCACCGAACAGGGTAGGATTCTTAAACGAGCCAGCATCAAAGCCAGCAGTGCGATCAAGCTGACCTATCATCCACGTATTTTCTGTGTAGTTATACGCTACGTATCGATCTATCTCGTTGCTTGCTGATGAAGGGTAGAACCACCATATCTCACCATAGCGACCATTTACAAACGCAAAAGCCTTGCTGATCTGTGCGCTGTTTATATCGCTAAAAACGTAGTCACTTACATCAGAGTTTAACTCAGTAACTCGCCCACCTGCGTATGTGTAGAAGGCTTTAGATCCCATCCAGAACGCACCTGCATCAGATACAGCCACAGACTGCTTAGAGACACAGCCACACGATGTACCCACACGCTCGAAGCCATACACAAACTGACCGCCAACGTATGTAGCAATGTGCGCGTCAACATCAGTTAGGATGAGTGTCTGACCTTGAACCCTGCGCCCACACTGAATGTACCCAGCAGTCTGTAGCTCAATATCACCCGCCTCATTAGTGGTTGCTGGAGTCCATGTGTTGTTATCTTCACGATCAGACCAAGCAACCTTGCGAGGATTACCGCCTGCACCCAGCGCGAACACAAACCTTTCGGATGTTACCATTGCAGAGCGGTTTCCCGTTGGTGCGTTAGACAGAACTGCCGCTGGAGTGCCTGTATTTAGCTGCCACTCATAAATCTTACCGTCAGCATCAGAACACGCAATTAGGTACTCACCCCAGTTATCCAGCGCCCAAGATGTTGCAGGTGTTGGTACTGTAGCGTTAATCCGAGCAATACCATAATAACCAGTACCAAAGAACGAACCACCGTAACCTGTATTCACGTCAGCATCAGCAATACCTGCCGTTAGTCCAGCAGGCGTTATGTCGTACTGAATACCCGCACCTGCATAGACGTACAGTTTGTTGTACGTACCTGCCGCAGTCCATATATCTTGGGAATTGTCGCGCCAGCCGTAAGCACCGCGAACAGGTGCATTAGCCGCTGATGATGAGCGTTCACGCCAGCCCTTAACAGGCTGCATTGTGTTATCCATCCAGCGTACTAGGTTAGAGTCTCGCCAGCGTCCAGTAGACTGGAGATCAGTACCATTACGGTAAATTCCGCTCGGTATATCAAGTGGCACTAGCGGCATACGAAACTCCTTAGTATTACTCTGACTCTTCTAAGTCAGATTTTAGCATGGATACAAACGCTTCTCGCCCTACACCCATCTGTTCAAGATTGAACTGAGTAGAGGATATTTTACGGTCAAGATCGCGAATATGGTTGATGATAGCCTTCTGCTTATCAGTCATATCCTCGTATACATACTCTACGCCATCTACAGTGACTGGGGTTTTTTCTGATTTTCCCATTGTAGTTTCCTCTTTGGTTTATCTATTCCAGAATTTATATGTAAGCTCTATACCGAAGGCATCATAGCCAGCATCATCTTCGCCAAAAGCACAAGAATGGTGAGTGTACTTAGAGTTAATAGTAAAGTTTTCGTACTCATACACATTCAACCTCAACCCTAAGTTGCTAGTAGTACGATCATCGACACTGCCAACAACACACTGAGGCGATGTACGCTGAGTGTAGTCTAAACCAGCAAACACCTCGGCCTCTTTGAACCATACAGGCTCTTCAGCAAAGGCTTTAGGAATGACAGCAAGGGCAACGGCAAAGCATATAGCTAAGACAATACCCTTGAGGATGCCAAGTCCAGTGCGGCTAGAGAAGTACTCTTTAAGGGATACAGTGCGAAGGCTGTATAGCCCCCACACTACCACCACTGCTAAGATTGCCAGTACAAACTGAACTATGTCGCTCATAGTTATGCTTCAGATTCAGCCAGTTTAGCTGCATAGGCTGCTTTGACTTCATCAGTGAAAATAGCAGCTGCCATTGCCTGTACTGAGGCTGGTTCGTTGGATACGTCTGAGTCTGGGGTTAGTACGTGGCGTGAGTAGCCTTTAGAGCCTACAAGCACACCGTCCTCTTCAATCCATGTAGCGTTACGCACTTGAATCATTGGGATGGTGTCTAAATTGACTGCTTCAACTTTGTCTGTTTTCGTAATCTTTTCTAACATTGTGTTTTCCTTTTGGTCTGTCTAATGAGTCCACATTAGATATTGGTTAGGCTGTTTCGTAAGTCATAGTTAAATAAATTGAAGCGGAGCCAGAAGCAAACTGACTAACTTTAATTGTATCTAATGCTGCTGGTAGTTGTTCTACTAAAGTAATAAAAGAGGAACCTGAGCTATTGTATGCCCCTACAGACACTGACCCTGTATCTATAGATATGTCTATTACCTGCACTAATCCTCTAGAACTATTTCCAGATGCAACAGAAGTAAACGGTAAGTTTCTAATACGGGCTATAGCGCCAGAGGTTAATCCTGTAGTGTTTATACCATTTATCGAAATATCTACATGAACAATTCTACCTACCTTAGTGTATCGCCCTATTGTAGAAGTAGCTGTAGCCGCATTACCTCCTGATGTATTGTCATACACGACAGGAGTCCAAGTCCCCTCTTCATAATCATCCAGCTTATTAGCCGCAACTGTGCCACCTAAGTAGACACCGCCTGATAGGTAGAGGTCTTTGAAGCGTTGGTTAGAATAACCTAAGTCAATTGCTGCATCTCTGTAAGCAACACCTGAAGTAGAGAAAGGCACTACAGCATCAACACCATCACTAAATGT